ATCATCAGCGTATATAGGCGTTGGCTCAGCGCCTGAAGGACTTTCGGTTACCGCTGTAAGTCCATTCCAGGCGACACCGGTCGGATATATTTTTGATACTTTCAGATATAAAACGGCCTTATCAATTCCAGTTTCGTAAAAACGTTCACCGGTCTGATCCCAAATAAGTTTAGACATGTTTTCGTCCTCCTCGCCACTTAGCTTTAAGCGCTCATAAGTGTAGCAATTTCGTCAGGGAGGGGTAGTCGAGCAACAGTCGGAGTTTCGCCATCTGTTCCATAAAGAATCGCTTCTAGAGCAGCCAATTTAGCAGCGTCAACCTTNGTNGAATCGATTGTGATNGAAGCAGTCGGTTTAAAGCCAGTCACGGAAACAGGNGTGGTGGTAACTTCCCAAGAGAAGGTGATTGCTTCGGGACTTTCGTTAACGGTAGCATAGCCCTTCTCGGAAGGAGCAGCCAGAGCACCATAGATGATGTGAAGCTTATAGCCGTAGTCATTGCCGTCGGTGTCATTACCAAGAATTGTCTTATAAGAAAGACCAAAGACTTTACGGGACTGCTGTCCGATCATGACACCTGTAGCGATTTCCGCAGAGCCGTCGCACTGAGCGAATTCATCCGGATACGTATAAGCCTCAATGGTAGCGCCAAACTCCTCGGCGGAAAGGAGATTCAAATATTTAATATCGTCAGCATATATAGGCGTAGGCTCAGCGCCGGAAGGGCTTTCAGTTACCGCTGTAAGTCCATTCCAGGCGACACCGGTCGGATAAGTACTGCCGGTTCCCTGAGGGTAGAGCACACCCTGTTTTACACCGGTTTCGTAAAAACGCTCACCGGTCTGATCCCAAACAAGTTTAGGCATATTTTTGTCCTCCTTTTAAAAGTGTAGAATGAAAACGTCATGATTGAGGTTGTCCGATTCGAAGTGTCGACTAAATCGACAAGTGGGCAAAGCCGCTACCTTGTAAACGATCGGACTATCAGGATCCTCATCAATGACCGTTACGGAATATTTCCTTTGAGATAAATAAACCCCGCCATTTGCGAACGTGTTCTCGATATTTTCGAGACCGTAAACAATGGCNGGGTATTTCATCTTTAGTGACTCAGGGGGTTGAAAATACACATTTCGACTTCCGAGAAGTTCCTCGAGTAAAGTCTGTAGTTCGAGCCTACGGAGCATTGTACACACCCCCTATAGTCAGTATTAGTCTTGGGTACTGAACTTCGACATTTGTAATCTTCCATTTAGCACCCATAAACTCAACGTACCGCATCGAATAAAAATTCCCATTGGCAAACGGATCGGATACGATGCTGATCTCATTTGCGACGTTGATGTTGTCGTTGAGTTGGTCGGTGGTTTGAAGTCTGCGAGTATTTCGAACAAGCTCACCGTAGTACGTTCTCTCGGTAATCTGTTCTTTCCACACACCAGGCGTCGTTTCCACCGTTTCAGCGTAGCCGATTACTCCGTAAAATTTAGCCATTTTGAATTTTCTCCTTTACTAATCAACCTGCCGAAGACTAAATTAAGCAGTTACTTTAAGCTCCAGAGCAATTGCCGCGTAAGGCTTAATCAAAGCGCCGGAAGCACGAGTCTCAATCAGGTATTTTTGGGCGTTATAGTCAATATCGAAATCATCGAACATGTTAACAGCTCCACCCTTGTCGGCACCGACGTTGTAATCAACGAGATTAACAATAATTCCCATTAAAGTCAAAGTATCAGTACCATCAATCCTTGTTAATCCTTCCATTACTGGAACGGTAATGATCTCTTTCACACGAAGAGTCGTGGCCAACTTCGCGACGGAATCATAGATTATACGGCCTGTGGTATCCTCCATCAACAAACAATCAGTAAGTACATCTTCTGTTGTATATAGAGTAGGCTCGCCGGAACCCTTGTAGTTCTTCCTTGCTTTGATGGCAGTCCTTATAAACGCTTTGGCTTTCTGGTCGGCGGTTGCGCTGGAAGCGACCTCAACAGCAGATTTAATGGTGTACAGATCATCATCCTTCCAAATAGGACGAATATTCTGCTCATTGATTTTATCGTCCGAAGAGGCGAGTCGACCATCACCAACAAGGAAGGCGCGGGAAAGTTCTTCGTCCAACATCATGCGCATTTCAGACTTAAGCCAAGCCACCACATCGAAATCGGTAATATCCACCACGTCATCGCGGTCGAGTTTCTGCTTCTTATAAACCGTTGTAGGAGTAGTGGTTCTCTTCAAAAGAGAAAAGACCTCATCGGTCTTTTGATTACCCTTAACGTAACCTTTGGCACGGGCTTCTTCAGCTGTAATATCTGCCAAAAGTAGATTTGATCCGAGAGAATGGGGTCTTATGTGTAGCGTCGAAAACCTTACGCACCCAACCAGTATCTCTACTAATAAATACAGGGGTATCGGTAACGTTCTTTGCATCCGGGAACAGATAGTCGATGTTTGTAACACCGTGAGCAATAGCGCTGTCTCTCAAACTTCCATACCGCTTAGCGTCAGTGATAATCGCCTGCATATCGGAATGGCTTATAACGTTCTCTTTGTTCTTATCATCCTGATCAAATACGTTTTGCTTCATTGTTTTATTTCCTCCTTTAGAATCATCATTGTTATTATCTTCTGNCGCTCCAGCTTCCTCGAGTGCCTGTCCGATCATTGCATATACTACCGTTTTCTGTTTTTCGGTAAGAGTATCGAATACGTCGGCAACAGTTTCCTCGTCTTCTTTTTTCTCGCTCTTAGGCTCGTCTTTCTTATCCTCGGATTTATCCTTCTTCTGCTCATCAGCATGGTACAGTTCAATATTTTCACCGGTATAGATGATGGCTTCCTCGTCGGATACATCACCATGTCGAATTACAGCATCGATGAACGCGCCGGGATTCGCGCCTGCCAAAACGAGGCTGACTTCACGAATTGCGCCATGAAGCACGTTGGGACCCTGTTGCTTCAGCTGATTAGCATAGATAGACAAAGCAGACACGTCGCCATGCTCGACCAAAAGCTTTTGTATTCTTGCCAGATTCCGTTTCATTGAACTTACAGTATGCGTAGACACCCTCGTCGCGGTTCTCCAGCAGTGCGTGCCCAAGAACATTCAGAGGGTCATTGTGCTGGTGGTTCCACACAAGAGGAACCGTCTGACCATCGTTATGCTTAAATGCGTCTTTCAATATGGTTCTTCCATCAGAGCATTTGAGATTTGCTCGGGTAGCCCAACCACTAAAATCATATTCCTTCATTTTGAATTTTCCTCCTTCGATTTTGTAGTTACCGTCCCAATCTTTTCTTCAGTCACATCATTCACTGAGTCGGTTTTATCTTTTGACGGCTCACACAGATTTTTATTCCTAAGTTCATCCGCTTTCGGATCATCCGACGGTTTTATTCCAATGATCTGTCTGATTTCATTCGACGTCATTATCTCGTTTCGAGTAAACTTATCAGCAATTTCAGAAATGTCATTAACTGGAACAAGCTTGAACGGATCTCTGAAGAATGAAATCGACTGCAATTGTGACCGAGCGGTTTTTGTGAGAAACTTTCGTTTCATCTCATCAACAATGGCCGAAANAANAGGCTCNATNGTCCGGTTNTAGTAGTTCAGCATTGTNTTNTCNTCCGCAGTACCATCTAAGATGCTCTGAGTGATNCCNAACTGGCTNTATAGCATACTCGTTAGGTATTCAATCTGTTTCATTAGATTGTTCTCGACGGCACGATTCAACTGTGTGATATGCTCAGTACCATCGGTATAAGCAATACCATATTTAGAACCAGCCAATTGATCCTCTATGTCTTTACGCCGTTTTTCGGCCTGTTGACGCCTTGCTTCTGTCTTGATTACATATGGCAACTGAATGATCAAATCCAACTTACCTAGAACTGCTCTGTTCGTCTACACTATCCAAAAGATTCAGTTTTCGAATTGAGGCGCTGCATGGTTGAATTTGGTTACGTTCATAACTGCATAAAAAGGATTTTCAATGATGCCAACTGTACCCTTCGACACCAAAATGTCTTCTTTTCAAGCCAGTATTTTCGTTGTTAAACACGAACCTTGATATGCTTTGGGTACCAGTCCAAAATTTTACCGACTCGCATTGAATTAATGTCATAAGAACCAGTAGCATCGGGATTAAAGGTCGTATCGACTGGAACAATAGCCACACTTCCTTCGTCCAGCATTGACATGACCACGTCCTGCATAAAGGCGCGGCTTGTTTGGTCAATGTTGGCTTCTACGGTGAGGCATCCGTTCAATCCTGAACCGATGACAGATAGGAAACGATCGTTCTCATCCAACCTTACATGCTGGGTACTAATTGAAGAAGCGTCCAACGCAAGCCGGTTATATACCGAGGTTACGATTGAACGCTCATTTCCACGTGTAAGTCTAGGTCTGTCGGGGCGATAAGAGTATCCAATTCCGACGTCCTTGAAATACCCAGTAGGATCTTTGTTGATAAATGCATTCCAAGCATGTTTCAGTCTGGAACCAAATGTAACCTCCATTTTAGTCATCACCTCCTTTTATAAACCCTTAATGTAAATTAATAAGCTAAGCCAAGGGAAATACGGCGCCAATTCTTCCCGGATACCGAGTTGTCATTGATGCAATGATATATATATATATATATATATATATAA